TTGATTTTCTAAGTTCATCAGTTTTTTGTTTTTGTGTTTTTGGTGCAGGTTTAGGTGGTTCTTTTGCTTTTACAGTACCGCCTTCTTTGGCTGTAACAGTGCCACCAAATTTTGCTGTTACACCTAATACTTTGTTTGCTTCTTCTACTTGTTGTGCTTTTACAGGATCATTTTTCACATCACTTGCAGTTGTGTTTTCAAGTATTTTTTCTGCTTGTGCTTTTGTAGAAGGCTGTAACTCTGTGAATTCTTCAAACCCTTCTGCTACTGGTGCAGCAAAACTTTCTTGTTGCAGTTCGGTAAATTCTTCAGGTGATGTTTTTTCCTGTAAAGCTTCTGCAAGGTTCTTCTGAAAAACCTCATCTGGTTTAAATGACCCTGTTGCTGCACCTGCTATTGTTCCAAACAATCCAAAAGGCTGTCCACCATACTTGCCGCCTGATGATATACTGTCAGCTAATGACATTGTGCCTGGCTCACCGAATGGTGTACCATCTAACTCTTTTGCAAATACATACCAGTCATTGCCTGTCCATTTTGCACTTGGTTTTAGACCTGCTGCGACTAAGGCATCGAACTCTCTTTGGTGCTGTGTATTCCATCCTTTTGGTGCGTTATCACTAACTGTTGTCCCCCCAAACAAACCATCAGTAAGAGATAAATCAGAGAGATCGTCAAAAGAAAGATTATCGCCCTCACGAACATCCATACCATTGAAAAAACTTTGCGTTCCACTGTCTTTAACCTCCTCAAATGTCGGTTGGTTTAATTCAGTTGCATTTTCTGTTGTATCTTCAATTATTTCTTCAGTTTCATCAGCAAGGTTTCTACTGCTCAGTAAATCGACAAGTGTACCCTGAGCATACCCTCTGGGAGCATAAAGGTTTCCTTGCCCAGAGTACTTGTAATAAGGCAGCATTGGTGCTTGTGGAAAAAACTCAGTCATTATCCTGCCACCAACTTAGCCTTTTCAATTTCAAGTTTTTCCTGTTTCTGTCTTGCATCTGTTTCTGCTTTCTGTTGATCAAGTTCTAATCTTGCTACTTTAACCTGTGCATCTGCGGCTGCCTTTTGTGTGTCTGCCTGAACCTTTGCAGCTTCTACCTCAACAAGCTTGTCAGTTGGTGACGGCCCTCGTTGTGGCGGCTGTAATGCTTCAAGTGTCTCTTCCAACTCTCTTGCACCAGAAAAACCTTTTGCTGCAAATAATAGCATCTGTTTTGCCTGTTCAAATCCTAATGCACCAGATGAAACTAATGGGCCAACTGATTGCAGAAACTGCACTGATGCTGTCAAAAACTCTGTTCTCTGTTTCTGATCAACTGCTGCATCTATAGCCTGTGATTCATCAGTATCTATTCTCACCCTGAAACACCGCAATCTGTCATCTTTCATCACAGCAATCATTTCAGGTGTTACTGCTACAGAAGTAACTTTCTGCAATACATCAGGCTCTAAGTTTTCAACAAGCATCTCACCTTTCATTTCCATGATCTGATCCATGAAACGCTCTAGTTCTCTTTGCCTGTTGACCAACCGCATAGAACCAAACTGCCCTTTAATTCGCTGTGCAGTAGCTGTTTCTCTGCTTGCACCAGATGCACCTCTCATTAAGTCAGAGATACCGACAATTTCATATATAGTCTGTATAATGACCTGTCTTGACTGATACAGTTGCTGTAAAGCCTGTATAATACCTGCAAGTGGTGCTTCTTGCATGACATTCTGCAAACCACCGCCTGCCTGTAACATTGCCATATTGTCTACTGGTACAAACTGATTATCTGCTGCATCTGCCAATCTTTGCAGTTCAGAGAAAGAAGCATCATATACACCTCTTCTTTTCAGTGCTTCAGTCAGTACACCAATTCTTGCTGTTATCAGATCAAGTTCTGCTACCTGATCTTCATAAATCATAAACTCTGGTACTGGTGTTGTTGTGGTTGTTGTACTCACAGCATACATAGGCTCAGGACAGGGCCAGAAGTTTATCAGGTTATAGGGGTCATCATTCTCTTCAAGTATCTTATCATGCCCCATAGCAACAAAAATTTGCTTAGAAGAACGCTTATCCCAGATTTCATATACCTCTGCTCTATCTGTCTCTGCGTTTGCATCTTCACTATAATCGTAATCAGGCCTGTAGGTTAGAGGTATATTCATGGCAGCTTCTTCACCATATCGGTCAATCAACTGCTGTTTAGTCATTAGAATACGAAATGCAATCCAGTTTACATCATCCCATACTCTGTTTGGTTCAATCGTAAAATCAGACCAATGCACATACTCACAATAGATAGACTGTTCACCAACAACCTCTTCTCTGTCACCCTCTACGAACAACCCTCTTGTGTCCTGTTTGATCTGATCTGGTGTAAACTCCTCACCATCTCTGCTGACAAACCTAAATACACCTTCACCAATCGGTTGCTGCTGTATATCAATACGCTTTGGCTCACCTTCAATAATCACAGGGTCATACCGCATACGCACAACACCTCTGCCAGTGATGAGCATATCTTCAATGGCCCTACGCATTGTGCCGTCAAAGTTGTACATATCGAGCTGATACAGCAATGCACGTTCTATCAGTTCTGCAATCGCTCTACCAACAGGATCACCATCTCTGAAACGCCTGGTGACTTTTGGTCTTGGAGTCTTAAAGTACAGAGCAGATTTCAATGTATCGACATTGCTGTAAAAGATGTTCATGGTATGAAAGGGTCTATCCTGCCTGTCCATTCCATCATCTCTGTATTTATCAACTAAAGCCTGTGACCTTTCACGCCACATTTCTTCAAAAGTGCGAGCCTCTCTTATCTTATCATTCCAGTAAGCTGCTCGTTCTTCTTCTTTTGTTGGCTCAGTATCGCCTGATCCATATGCCAATTACAGTCTCCATGTTTTGTATGGTTTTGCGTTGTCAAGACCTGCCATCATTTCATCTATGGTTGGCGGTCTAAAAATATCTTCTTCCATTTCAGGTATCGGTCTTTGATAACTGCGGCTCATAGCTGAGTAACGCAACTCATCAACTGCATGATCTTCCTGTTTTGTATTAATATCCTCTGGTCTGTGCTGATCATGCTGCATCAGAGGTAATGTTCTTATAAGGTCAGTACAGGTTTCAAACAGATACAGCATTGGTGTATTATCTTCACCAATCAAACGCTGTCTTATCTGATCCCAACCTGCGACTCTTGAATTATCTGCCCTTCTGAAACGTACACCTAACTTTGCCATACGTTCTCCAATAGATGGGCCAGATTCCCATTTCCATATCGATGGATCAGCTACAGAATAATCTATGCGTTCATATCCTTCTCTGCTTTTAATGCCTTGAGCAACTTCTTCAGCAGTGAGTTTCAACCCACGATCTGGCCCTGCTGCTCCATACCATTCACGATACTTAATCAATGCACCATCTGGGAACTCATCAGACTGCTGTGCAACAGTGTACCAACCAACACAGAACGGCTTTGTAGAACCCCAATCAAAGCTTCTAAAGCGTACCCAGTGTTCTGGTATTTCAAATGGTTTTACAACATGGCGATCTCTTCTAAAAACATCACCAAAGAAAGAACCAACGACCAGATCCCAATCACCCTCTCTCAATGCCCTTGCCAACTCAAATGGCAAGCCAGACAAAGATGCACCATAATTAGGATCAATAAACTTGTTATCCTCCATTCTTGATGGAATATACATTGACAGCCAACCCTTATCGCCTTTGTTGCGTGGGTCAATCATTGTCACATCATAAAAATACGTCTCAGGCGGTGATGGATCGATATACAAAGCTTTTAAGAAGTTATGACTAATACCACCTGGATTGGCAGTCATTACCAATCTTGGCAGATACTGTGTCTGTTTCGGCTCATAACCGCCAAGCCTTAATCTACTTTTTATATACCCAAGCTGATAGGCAGATAACTGCCCTGCCTCATCGACACCTGCAAAATGTATTTCTGCACCCTGAATACGATCACAGTCAGAATCTCGCTCCAAATACTGAAACTGTATATAAGAGCCATTATAGAACTCAAATCTTTTTCTTGATTCAGAGAAGCTACCCAGTTCTGTTGGCAACTCTTTTTTTATCTGCTGTATATGGTTACTCTCTAACTCAGGTAAAGACCTTCTAAAGATATATGCCTGCAAGCCAGGATTCTCACAGCAAAATGCGATGCAATCCCATCTTAGTGCATGGCTTTTACCACCTCCAACAGCACCACCGAATAATATCTGTCTTGCTCTACACTTATGAAGCAATGCCTGTTTAGGCTGCGGATCATATTCTAGCTTTATTGTTTTTGCCATTAAGTAGACCCATCATCTTCTCTTAATGCGGCAGCAGTCGCAGAAACTGCTACAGGGCCTACAATGCCGTATTTCTCCAATATGGTTATTAATTTATCATCAAAGATGACGTAATTTTCAGATGCTTTTTCTTTTGGTTTTGCAAATTGTCTACCTGATAATTGCCCTGCTTTAAATTTTATGCCTTTTATGCCTGCTTTATTTAATTCTTCAGAAAAAAGTTTTGGTGATAAATCTCTTTGCAAAGATTCTAACAGTGTTCCAAAATCTGCTGTCTCAGCTACACTATATTTATCGTAATAAGGTTTAAGGACTTTTCTTACTTTTTGACTTTGATTTTTAAGAGATACATCATAATCAAGCAGTTCTTCAGGTTTTGGCTGAATAGCAACTTTATATGTTTTACCTTCTGTTGGTTTGACTGTTACTCTTCCTCTTAGTGCTTTTAACTTTTCAATTCTTTTTTGTGTTTCTTTAGCAGCTGTTGTTAATGCTGTATTAGTTGGCTGAGAACCAGTTAATGTCTGCAAATATTCTTCTTCATCTTTAATAGCTAACTCTAAATCACCATTTGCAGCACCTAATTCATCAGCTATGTCTGGATCAAGCAAATCAGTATTTCTAATAGAATTGCCTCTAATGTAAGGTTTACCATCTATGTCAACACTTCTAGTCAAAGCATTTTTGTAGAAATCACCAATGTCTTTGTTGTTACTAAAATACAAACCATAACCAAAAGCGGCTGCACCTTCACCAGTGCCTATATATTTTATATTAAACTCATCAAAGTCTGCACCACTGCCATGAAATGCAATGATACCTGGCTGTGTCTCTGTAGGTGGTTCTACTTTGGCTATGCCTGCAACATCACTGGCAACGTCTGTAGCCTTTGTAACTTTTCTAGCTGCACCAGGTGCTTTCATCATTGCTCCGACTAATGCACTTGCACCACCTGTTAATGGAGCTGCTATGGTTGCAATATCTCCTGCAACCCCTAAAGCTTGCAACCCTGCATCAGTAAATTGTCCTTCTCTAATGTTCTCACTAAAGCTAGGCAATGGCTGACCAGAAATATCTACCGCACCACCTGCGGCATCAACTATTCCTGCTCCTGGAAAGAAGGAAGTACCAGTAACGGCTGTACCATAACCTGTCCTTGCTGCAACCTCTGGATCAACAAAATAGCTACCCCCTGCATCTGCACCTATCCCAAAAGGGCCACCGCCTAAATTCTC